CGACCGCCGTCACGAGATACCCGGTCCCTACACTGACGTTCGTGCCAATCTGGATCAGCGAACCGACATCCAGGAACCTCGCTTCTCCCGCCGTGAACGTCGTGGCCTGACTCGCCAACGCCGTCGCCAAGGTCGTGTTCCCCGTGAAGACACCCGCCTTCGCTGGGCCGGAGAACTTCACCTTTGCCTCTTCGGAACCGGAGAAAGTTATCTCGACCGTATCCACGACAGCGCCCCAGACGGACTCCATCGCGTCGCCCTTCACGGTGTTCCCGCCAGCGTCTACACGGGAGTAGATCGTGAACCCCTTCTCATCCCAATTCCCTGCGCCGTCCGTGTCGGGAAAGAACCGGCTGTGTGTAGCTGTCCCGCTCAGTGTTCCGAGTGCAGCCAGCCAAAGCTCCTTATCATCGGGCTGCGCCGTAGCTCCGAGCGTTCCCGCCGTGCAGAGATACCGCTCAAGATCCCACGAGGCGCTTGTTCGCCCGTCAAGCTGCGCCTGCTGCGAACGGAAAGCGCTCTTGTCCATCCGCTCCCGACGCTCGACAGTCCAGTTCAGGTTGCAGCTCAACACCTTGAGCGCATCACCCGTGACCGGCTTCGCTTGCGTGCCATACGTGGCCTCGTCCGACACGAAGACGACTTGTCCTCTACTCTGTGCTATATAGCTCATTCGCCGTCACCCCCTGCGGATCGAGTCCGCTTCTCCTTCGTCTTCGGTTCGTAAAACCTCACCCAGTTCTCGTCAGCGAGAAGTTGGCGAGCTGTAAACTCCGGGAACTCTACCACCTCGCCAGGACTCACGCGCACACCCGCAGAGATGATATTCCGGTTTCCCTTCCATTTCAGTTTCATTATACCCCCTACGGGCTGGTGGTGTCGTAATGATAGAGCACCTGGATCTCCATCTCGAAGCCTTCGAGCGGTTCCTGTGACACGCCCAGGTTGTCAGACCATAGAACCATGGTGTTCGATGCGTTCCCGCCTCGTGTCCACTCCGTTTCGACCGCCTTCTTCACATCCCCGATGAGCGCCAAGCATTGCGCTCCAGGTTCGCCAGATGCGCGGATGAACCCGACAATCCCGATTTTGAATTCCGCACGGATCCGCTCGCCGGCATCGTGCTGGAGTTCCTCCATACCAGCGATAATGAACAGGGCTGGCACATCCCCCGTCGGCAACGACTGAATGACCGTAGACTTCCGCTGCACGAGGTTCACCGTCGCATCGTAGTCGTCCCCGGCGGTGATGGCCTCGAGCGTCGTCTTGAGGTTCTGTAGGATAAGCTCTTGTTTGGTGCCTGCCATATCACTACTCTATGAGGGCGTAAACCTTCTGCCCGAGTATCTCTTCTGCATCCTTGTGGTGATCCCTAAAGGCAGGTTCGAGAAACGGCCGTGCAGGCATCACCACCCGCTTAGTGAACACATACGTCCCATCTTTACCCTTGAACCGTAGACACTTCTTAGTTTTCGGGACGATGACCCCGCCGTATTCGTGGATCCGCGCATACTTCAGCGGCTTCGATCCTTTGCCGGCAACCACCCTGCCCAAAACAACGCCGCCCCTGCGCTTCACGCTATGCCTGAGAGAGTTCCGCAAAGCGCCCGACACCACACCCAACCGCCTCGGCCGCGGGCCTCTCAGATAGTCGCTCTTCGCCGTGCCCTCAACCAGAAGCGTGACCTCTGTCATCCCCTGCTCGAGACTGCCCGGAACCAGCGCCGCAGCTTTCTCCATGTCGTCAGTGAACTTCTGTACATCGCTGGTGTCCATCGTGAAGTACATCATATAGACACCCGCTTCCACCGCTTCACGATTGCCGCCGACACCTCAGCTGCGTTAGCGTCGAACGTGACACTACCCTGACCACCAGGCATCGCCTGCGAACTCTGGCCGAGTCTACCCTGTCCCGCCGGGCTGTTCATCCAGTCGATCGCCGCTATCCTGATACATTCCTTCTGGACGTCCTCCGGCACGGTGTTGAAGCCCGCCTGCAGGTCCACCCTTACGTTCCGGTGTCCGGCAGAGAAAGCCGCATCTGTGCGCCTTATACGGCCTTCCTTCGGATAGGCCCGATAATACGTCGAGGTTACAATCGTATTCGAGGCCCAGTCCCGGGTCTGCTTCGTGTCATCGTAGAGCGTTCCCACCGACACGATAGGCCAGTAATCGAGGAACAGATCCGCACTCGCGCCGTCGCCGTCGTGATATTCGGTGGTAGCGAACGCAACGAAGCGGACCCCCACAGCGGCCTCGATCTCAGCGGACGCCCTGTCGATCATGGCGCACATCGTCGTGTCGTTCGTCGTCGCCGTTATCGCCAGGTAAGATTTCAAATCGGCAAGCGTCGCAAGAGCTAGAGCATCTACAGGCATGTTTCCGCTTCCGTGTTATGGGCGGTCCCTCCGTGCATAGATCGCCAGGAAGGACCGCCCGATGGTCTACTGGGTAGAGCAGAGCCATTATCTATACTCCACCGTGACGTGATCGACTCGTGTCGTACTGGGCGCACCCGGAGCCACCAGGATCGGCGAACCCTTCGGGCCGGCCGCAAGAGATCCACCTGGTCCGGCTAGGGACTGCCGCTGGAGCTGCTCCATCAGATAGAAGTCCGCCAGCACCGTGTCCATCTCCCACACCTTGTCATCCACGGCCACCGGATCGGTCGCCGACAAAGCCTGCGTAAAGACGATAGTACTAAGCGTAGGCGCCGCCGACAAAACCCGGGTGAACACATGGCCGCTCGTGTTCTGAACGATCACCGGCTTTGCGTTCGTGAACCCGGTGATACTATCCACGTTGAATCCGGTGGAACTGGCGTCAGCCGTAGCCGCCGGAGTGAATGCCGACATGCTGTATATTGTCACCTTCTCACCCGCCGCCGTTCCGTATCCACCGATAGAAACGACATGCGCCGACTTGCCTTCGATTCCCGGAAAACAGATACGGGCAGCACTCACCGTAGTTCCGGTCGTCCCCTTCCTGGTCAAACTAAAAGACATCGCCTTGCCTCCATCTATGAGCGGAGGGTGAAGGAGTGGCCCCCCATCACCCCCTCAGTGAGATTTAGCTCGCTGCACCCGTCTTGAACTGGACGAACGCGTCTTCGGGATAAACATGTATGTCCACTCGCTGCGTGACCCGCAGCCCGCCCATATCCTTCTCGAACAGGTTGTCGCTGCCGATGGTGCCTTCCTTCGCGATAGCTACAGCGATCCCCGCCTTCCGGCCGTAGTGAACCCACTTGAAGTTCCCGAACACACCGAACACCGTCGCTGCGTCGTCGTTGTCCGCGAGGCTCGGCATCTTCTCGGTCTCCTCCAGCGGATACCCCAGCAACCGTGTCACCTCACCCTCGTTCATGCCGCGGATAAGCGGCTGGCCGTTGTCGTCCGTCATCCCTTCGATCACTCCGATGACGTCACGATGGAACACGAACCGCCCGCCGGTCCTGCGCGCCTGCGTCAGCTTCCGAGTTCCTGCGATCAAATTCGCTCTATCTATCGCAGCGAAAGAGGTCTCGCCCACGAGCGTCTGCACCTCTGAGCCCGTGATCTTCGTCAGCCCCGTGATCGCCGGAGAGGATCCCGTACCCTGGAACCCCTGGTTATCGATCTCTGCCGCCAGAGCTTCCCCGAAGATATCCGAAAGATAAACGACCAGGCCCTGCGTGTCCGAAAGCACCTCGTTCGACCATGCCGTCAGGCCCATCATCTTTCGGAGCGTGAGCTGAGGCTGTTCGAGGACGGGCTGGCTGGAAGTTCCCGCCGTAGACTCGCCAGGCCAAGTCACAGAAACGCCGGACGACTGACCGGCGAGGCTCTTCGTGAGATACTTCATCTCATGCGTTCGCGCGTACTTCGGGATCACCCCGTACGTCTCGATCACCCGGATTACGTCCAGCTCGAACTCTTCAGGCACGAGATACCCACCGGCTGAATCCGTACCCTCAGAAAGAGCGCGGTTCGCCAGGGAAACCTCATTTATCGTTCGCACATCCCCGATAAGGACGGCCTTCATAAACCGCCCCAGCTTCTCATCCGGGCTGAGGGTATCCACTTCCTCATCCGTCATCCCCGGAGCGGCGAGATTCGCCTTATCGACCCGCGTAAAGCCCATGGCTTCGATCTGATCCTTTATTGTCTGCGCCATGAGGTCTTGAAACGTCTCCATATCCAACTGTACAAGCTCACCCATGATATTCCCCCTCATATTCGTTGTTGTCACTCGACCTTTCCCGTCAACTCCGACAACGCCCTGCTAACTGCTCCACCAACCATCGCCCTCATGTGTTCGGGATCGAAGCTGGCTACAGTTTCCACCGGATCGGGTTCGGGTTCGGTTTCCGCTTCGGGATCTGCCTCGAATGGCAGATCATCTACTATCTCAAGATCTCTCTTCGTGAACGATTCCACGCATGCGCGCAGCTCCTCGATGGTCTCAGCCATCAGCCCCATACGAATGTCCAGACCTTGGATTCCCTTCAACACATCATCCACCGTATCGTCGGGAATGGTGAGAGGCGACTGCACCCCCCGGGCGAACGTCCGGAAGTTCAACACCAGCCCGTCATACATCCGCTTTGCCGTCTGTGGCGAGATCACGCCACGCTCAAGGGCGATGGTGAGAGCGTCAGGGTTCGACGGGATCGGGACGGCAGAATACTCGAACAGCTCATTGCGTGTCAGGAAAGCCGCAGGCTCTCCCTCGACTTCCCACCGTTCGACGAGTTCGTCGTATCCCTCCTCGCCCTGGCGCACCAGTTCGTGTGGCTTGAAACCCACCGAGAACCCGTTCAGGTAGTCGCCCTTGTAGGCGTTGTAGATCTCGTCCGCGAACGGTTCTTCTCGAAACGAAGGTTTCGCCAGAAGACCGAACGCATCGGGAGTATGCCACATAGACCGGCCGATGGGCATCTGGTCGTATTCGTGCGACCACATCACCCTCGGGCCCTTATCGAACCGTGCCATATCCCACGAGTCAGGCGTCAGAACCGTGCCATACGAGTCCACGGTCTTCGCCGAGACGTAGGCGATCACGGCCCTCTCGTCCTCTGCCATATCTCGCACCTGTGCGACCACCTGGCGAGTCTCAACCTCTGTGCTTTCCAGCGTAGTCAGATCAATCTTTTCGTCCGCCATAGTATCCCCCTCTTCTACGGTTCCCAAAGGTCCAGATCGCTCAACGGTTCCTCTTTTGGTTCAGGCTTCACGGCAGGCTTCCCGGCGTGCTTGCGCCGAACGGGTGAATCCGTATGCTTCAGGTCTACCACGATCGTCGAGTCAGTGCCCGCCGCCTTTATGAGCTTCTCGATCTGTTCGGGTGTGGATCGCTCGTTCGGAATCAAGACAGGTTTTGACAGATAGACCACCGAGTCCTGGACTACCACGCCGTCACGGTTCCGAATCTCGAAGATGATGCCCTTCTGCGCGTGGAACAGCGTGTCAGCGAACACCACCGAGGCCAGCACCAGCACGGCGAGGAGGACGAGGACGATTCGGGTCACTTTATCCATATCTTCCTCCGGTCAGCCTTGAGGACAGAAAAAGCGTTCCCGGTCCCTTGAGATGTAAGCGTGAAACCATTGCCTGAATCATCCGCATAATCCAGCCCTAACTCCCATTCTCCTTCACATTCGCTGGCAACAAGTAAGTTCGATTTCTCCCAAGGTCTGCCGTTATGTTCTGCAACAGCTCCAGCGATGTCAGCCGACAATCCACCAACCCCGAACTTCCAGAACCTAACCATATAGATATAACCGATGTATGGAGACGCTCCGTCATGCCATGCTGCCACACTAAAGTCAATGGCGTTATTGACGTCGCCCGCTGCACCGGAAATGTCGATGCTTGAATCATATACCCCATTTACATACTTGGAGGCATTCCCCGATCTATCAGCAACCACAGCCACATAGAAAGTTTCATTGATGCCAAATATGGCAGAACCTTCGAGAACCCCCTGCGTATCCCCGTCTGCTATTTTCGATTTAATCTCAGAGGATGAAACCCATAGACAGTCCCATGCTGTTTCAGCTGACCGCCATGCAGATCCCTTGCTGACCAGAAAGTCGGTGTCTAACACCATCGATCTGGCCCAAAATTCAACCATATAATCATCGGTTTCCGCATCCAGCTCGCCACTGGTTGACGCGTCTGCAATTTCGGCCCACCCGTTACCATCCGAAACAAAGCTGTTATAAGTATGTACCCTGCCAGCATATACCGGACTGGCCAGCAGGCAAAGAACGAGGAGAACCGTCAGCACGTATTCCATCTCACCACTCTCCCTTTATCACAGCATAAGGAGCGATATACGTTTCGTTCGAATCCTCACTGTAGGCCACCACCTTAACCGTGATATAGTCCCTTGCAGAATACCCAGTAAGATCAATCTTCAGAAGAGGATTGCCGTTCGTGTCGTCGTACCAGGTGTTCGCTGCTGTAACAGTGACATTCTCGACACTATCGGTAGCAACGGAAGAGGCACAGTTCTTGTACACATACAGTGATGCCTTGCACTCATCTCCACTGGTATGCTCTGCTCGCAATCCTACATATATAGAGTCCACAGTGGTAGCATAGTGAGGGATAATGCTCTCACCATATACTGCATAGTAATCCTGTGCGGCACCTTCTTCATTGAACGTATAACAAGGCCTGTTGGCTACCACATTATCTTCTACCGTAGCTCCACCAGCAGAGTCAAACACAATCAGAGGTATAGTCATGAGTGATCTCACACCGCCCATGCCCCCAAGAGCCTGCGTCTCTATACCGGACTGAACTGAAAAGTTACCCAATTCATCCATAATCAGGTAGCTCGTCTCTGTTGCGGCACCATCCTGCGTCACCGAGAAGAGCATCTCCGATGGGCAGTCGCCCGTCCCCCACGTTCCCGCCGCCTGAATCTTTATGCTCCCGCCGACTTTATCGAGCGCAGCGCCTTCCTTACCTCGACCGCGGAACCGTGCCAGGAGTTCACCGTCAGTGATAGAGGTGTCCAGTCGTCGTGATGTGAAGGATGCCGCATTATCCGTCAGCTCGGCGGTGACAGCGGCCTGCACTATGATACTGGTCGCCGCTCCGGTATAGGTCTGGATTGT